TGGCCAAGGCCGGCAACGACCTCAAGGCCCGCGAGCTGGCCCTGAAAGAGCGCAAGGCCGAATCGGAGATCCGCAATCTGGACGCCAACACCGTGCAGACCGGCGTGCAGGCCTCCTACAGCGCCATGCAGGCCGGCGTTCAGGTGGCGCAGATGCCGCAGATTGCACCGATCGCCGATGCCGTCATGGAGGGGGCCGGCTACCGGGCGCCGAACCCGGGGGGAGACGATCCCAACTTCCCGACGCCGGCCGGTCCCCAGCCCGCGGGAGGCGTGCCGGTGGAGGCGCCGGGCGTGCACCGCAACACCAGCCCGGCATTCCCGCCGGTTCCCCAGCATGGCGCCTCGCCCATGCACGGCATCGAGACACCAACCCCCGCCGACAACCTGCAGTGAGAAAAGGCCCGCCGAGTGCGGGCTTTTCATACCCGGCGCGCTTGCGTACCCCCGCCAGTCACATAAGTTCGCCACGCATCGGCAGGCAAGGCGCCCGCCGAATGCCTGGCAGCTGGCCCCTGCTGGGCGTCCATGAACCCCCATGCGGCCACGGCGATATGTGGCGGGATAGGTATGAAAACCACAGCAGAGTTTTTCCAGCAGCACGCACCGGATGGAAACCTGACTCCAGAACAGGCGGCCCAGCTCTTGGAGCTGACCGAATTGGGCGATACCGGAGCCGCCGCAGGCGGTACCCCGGACACTGGCAGCGCGCCCAGCGCTACCCCTGCTCCCGAAGCTCAGACCCCAGGTGCTGCGCCGACCACCGAGAACCCCTCCACTGATCCAGCGGCGCAGCCGCCTGCAGCCACGGACCCGGCCAGCGCCGTGATCTTGGCGAAGGACGGCAAGCACACGATTCCCTACGAAAAGCTCATCGAGGCGCGGGAAGGGGAGAAGCAATGGCGGGACAAGGCCCAAGCGGCACTGCAGGAACTGGACGCCATGAAGGCCCAGGCCCAGCAGCGCGCCGATGCCGGCCAGGCCCCGACCCAGGCTGACCAGAACCTTGCGATCGCCGAGCAGGCGATCGACCAGGGTGCAGACCCTGACCTGTTCGGGGACTTCTCCGAAGAGGCGATCGCCAAGGGGGTGAAGTCCCTGGTGGATCAACGGGTGCAAGCCCTGGTGGACGAGAAGGTGAAAGCGGCCCTGGCTCCGCTGCAACAGCAGCAGGAGGCCGATCTGCAACGGCAGCAGGCCGCCGCCACCGAGGCGCACTTCCGGGCGATCTACGAGAAGCACCCGGACGCCGACTCCATCGCCGAAAGCCAGGAGCTGGCGAACTGGATCAAGGCTCAACCGAGCTTTGCCCGCGCCGGGATCGAGGCCGTTCTGCAGAAAGGCAGCGCGGCCGAGGTGATCGAGTTGCTCGATCAGTTCAAGGGAACGGCTGGAAAGACTCAACCGGCGGCCGACGACGCAGCAGCGAAGGAAGCCGCCAAGCAAGCCATGGCCAAGGCGCGTGCGCCGGTACCGGGCAGCCTCTCGGATATCCCGGGCGGCACGGCCGGGCCGGCCTCGCGTGATGAAGCGCTCGCCAAATTGAGCGCCCCGGACATGGCAGACGCAATGGCGAACATGACCCCGGCTCAGATCGAGGAATTCCTCAACCGGAGCTTGTGAGCCCATTCCCGACTGAACTGATTAGGAGCTGTAGATGAGCGGATCTACCAACATGGCGTATGGCGATAAGGTCGCCATGGTGCAGCAGGCCGTGGGCCTGTTCGCCACGCACAACCAGCGCAACACCACCCTGAGCCGCCTCAGTGGCCCGATGCCCAAGGGCACGGCGGGCGCCGAGGCTACCCTGCGCAAGCAGTCCACCCAGCACATGCCGATCGTCAAATGCCAGGACCTGTCCAAGGGCCGGGGCGATGAGGTGACGTTCCATCTGCTGAACCCGGTCGGCGGCAAGCCGATCATGGGCAGCAACCGGGCGGAAGGCCGCGGCGTCGGCATGAAGCTGTCCGAGGACAAGCTGCGCGTCAACCAGGCGCGTTTCCCGCTCGACCTGGGCAACGTGATGACCTCGATCCGCAGCCCGGCCGACTTCCGCCGCCTGGGCCGTCCGGTCGCGCAGGGCCTGGCCGACAAGTACGTCGACCAATCCCTGCTGGTCCACATGGCCGGCGCCCGTGGTTTCCAAGACAACATCGAATGGGTCGTGCCCACCAGCGACGACCCGGAATTCGCGGAAATCATGGTCAACCCGGTGCGCGCCCCGTCGAAGAACCGCCATTTCATGGCGGACGGCACCCACGGCATCGTTCCGTTCTCCGTCAATGCCGGCGCGGTGTCGCTGGATACCACCGACCTGCTGCGCATGGACACGGTGGATGGCATCCGCACCTACATGGAGCAGATTGCTCTGCCGCCGCCGCCGGTCATCTTCGAGGGCGACAAGGCCGCCACCGACAGCCCGCTGCGCGTGCTGCTGGTATCGCCGGCTCAGTACAGTGGTTTCGCCACCGATCCGAGTTTCCGTCAGCTGCAGGCCAGCTCCCTGGCGCGCGCCCAGCAGGCCGGCGGGCACCCGCTGTTCCTGGGCGAAGCCGGTTTGTGGAACGGCATCCTCATCGTCAAGATGCCGAAGCCGATCCGCTTCTATGCCGGCGACACCATCCAATACTGCGACTCCTACAGCTCCGAGGCCGAATCGAGCTGCAAGGTGCCGGATTCCTTCGGCACCTCCTTCGCCATCGACCGCGCCATCCTCCTGGGCGGCCAGGCGATCGCCGAGGCCTGGGCTGCCAGCGATAAGACGCAGATCCCGTTCTTCTGGAGCGAGAAGGAACTCGACCACGGCGACAAGGTGGAGCTGCTGCTGGGACTGATCCGTGGCGTTTCGAAGATCCGCTTCGAAATCGACCACGGCGGCAGCACGCAGATCACCGACTACGGCGCCACGGTGATCGACACCGCCGTGCCGATCATCGGTGCGCGCAACTGATGGGCCGGGCCGGGCGATCCGGCCCGCCTCTGTTGAACCCACATAGGAGCCCATCATGGCCCAAGTGACGCTTAACCAATTCCGTGCCCGCCAGTTCGGCACCACGGTTCCCTACGGCAACACCACCACCTTGCGCTACCTGCTCAAGACCGGCGCGGCCGGCGGGGCGATCGGCGCCGATTCGCCCGCCGCCCTGGCCGAGGGCGATGTGGTGGACCTGGGGCCGCTGCCCGCGGGATTCAGCCTGGACGACTGCCAGGTGATCGTCTCCACGGCGATGACCGCCGCGGTGACCGGCTCGCTCGGCTTCGTCTACGAGGATGGCGCGGACAGCGCCGAGGTGCCGCAGGATGCCGGCTACTTCGGTGCCGGCCTGGTGCTGAACACGGCCGGCCGTCTGCGCGTGGCCACCGCCAAGCCGCCGGTCCTGCTGCCCAAGCCGGCCCGTCTGATTCTGACCCTTGCCGGCGCCAACAACGCCAAGGCATCGCAGATCGACGTGCTGATCCAGGGCGAGCTGATCGGCCCGCGCTGATGAATAGGGGGAGGGCTTCGGCCCTTCCCTTTGCCTACCGGGAGTGACCATGCAGAAACCACAGCAAGCAGTGAAGTACACCGGCCGCAAGCCGTTCAAGGACCGCCTTTACCGCTCGGGCCTGACGTTCGAGCCCGGCCAGTGCCGCCTGGTGCCGGCCGAGCTGGCGCGCAAGTTCCTGCGCCATGCCGATGTGTTCGAGGCCGCCACCGAGGTCGCCGAGCGGGGCAAGAAGAAAGCCAGCACTGACGATACCGCCGAGCTGCTGGAGCAGGCCGCCAAGGATGAGGCCCAGCGCACCGAGGATCAGAACAGCCTGCAGGATATGTTCGATCGCGTCAGCCAGATGGATAAGGAGGCCCTGGGCCAGTTCGCCAAGATCAACTACCAGCAGGATCTGGACATGCGCTACAACGTCGAGAACCTGCGCGGCCAGGTGATTTCCCTGATTGATCGCTTCGGACTGGTCTAACGATGACCCGTGACGAGCTGATCCAAGAGTTCCGGGTGCAGACGCAGGATCTGATCGACCCCTACCTGTGGCGCACGCCCTGGGTGGCCAACTGGCTGGAGGAGGCCGAGGCGGAGGCCTGCATCCGGGGCCGGCTGCTGCATGTGGCGGACGACCCGGCCCTCTGCGAAATCGCCATCGCGCCCGGGCAGCGGGTCTATCCGCTGCATCCGATGCTGTACGAGCTGGACCACCTGGGCATCAAGGAGGCGGGCGAGGCCCGGCGCCGGCCGGTGCGCCTGGTGTCCACCGAGTATCTGGACGCGCACCTGCCGGATTGGCGCGATCGCAGCGGGCGCGTCGAGTACGTCGTGCAGGATGACACCTCGCTGCGCCTGGTTCCCACCCCAACGGCCGCGGGCACCCTGCTGCTGGAGGGCTACCGCCTGCCGCTCGGCTCGCTGACGGCCAGCGGTTCGGCCAGGCCGGAGATTAACGATGCCCACCACCGGCATCTGATCGATTGGGCGCTATTCCGGGCGTTCAGCATGCCCACCGCGGAAACCCTGGACCTGACCCGCGCGCAGGTGGCCGCCCAGGCCTTCGAGCGCTACTTCGGCCCGCGCCCCGACAGCGACCTGCGCCGCATCACCCGCGAGGACGTGGAGCACCACAACACGGCGTGGATATAGCTGCCGGCGTGGATATAGCGGCTTGCGTCGCGCCGGCAGTCACATAGGTTCGGCACCCGTTACCACTTCCCAACGGGTGATCCATGTGTCCCCTCATCCAAAACCAGTGGATCGGCGGAGTCGATAACCTGACTCCGGCCGATCGCGTACCCAAGGGCTTCGTCCGCCAGGCCGTGAACGTCGATGCCACCCCCGGCGGCGAGCTGCATCTGCGCTCCGGCTACGAGCAGGTCTATGCCGGTAACGCCGTGCGCGGCGTCCTGGCGCTGGGCGACAAGCTGTTGATCGCCGATGGCCCTGAGCTGATCGAGTTCGACCCGCAGACCCAAGGCGCGCGCGTGCTGCGCACCATTGCCGGCGCCGGCCAGTTCATCGGCGCGGTGTTGAACAACACCCTGTATTTCCAGACCGCCAACGAAAGCCTCGAGTATGACGGCCGCCGCGTGCGGGCCTGGGGCGTGCCGGACGTGCTGGCCCAGCCGTTGCCGGCCGTCACGACCGGCGGCGCGCTGCGGGCGGGTATCTACCGCCTGGCCGTGACCTTCACCGACGCGGACGGCCGCGAGGGCGGGACCGATACGCCGCTGCTGGTGACGGTCCCCGAGGGCGGCGCCCTGGACGTGGAGCTGCCGGCGCCGCCGGAGGGCGGCCGGGTGAATCTCTACCTGGGCTACCCGAACAGCCAGACCCTCTACCTGCAGGGGCAGGGGCAGGGGCAGGGCAGCGCCGCGACGCTGCTGCGCGTCACCAGCCTGCGCGACGACACCCGCACCCTGACCACTGCGCGCCTACGGGCTCCGGTGATCGGCAGCGTGATCTGCGCCCACGGCTCCCAACTGGCGATCGCCCAGGGCCGCGTCGTCTGGCTGACCGCGCCCATGCGCCCGCATCTGCTCGACCCCCTGCGCGGTTTCCTCCAGTTCCCGGCCGAGGTCGGGGAGCTGATGAGCGATCAGACGACGCTCTATGTCAGCAGCAACGTGAGCTACAGCCTGAGCGATGTGGCCGGGGACACCCCCAGCCAGCGCGAAATCCTCAACGTCCCGGCGCTGCGGGGCTCGGCCGTGATCCTGCCCGACGAGCGCTGCGCCTGGATGACCCGCTACGGCCAGGCCGTGAGCGTCGGCGACGGCAGCGGCGGCCTGCAGCTGGTCAACCGCCAGCACTACGCCCCCGACCTGACCGCGCAGGGCGCCGCCGGGGTCATCGAGCACAACGGCAATCAGTTGATCGTCACCACCACCCGCGGGCCGCAGGGCGCCAACCAGCTGGCCGCGACGGACTTTTTCATTGGGGAGGTAGTTCGCCCATGACCCTGCTTGGCACTGGCTTCACCTACACCACCGAGATTCAGCGGCACGACGGCCGCATTGAGCGCGCCGAGGATCACAACCTGCTGCCCCAGGAGGCCATCGACTTCGTGGCCGGCCTGCTGCGCGGCAGCGAGGCGGCGATCGGCAACTGGTATGTCGGCCTGTTCGAGAGCAACACCGTGCCCGATGCCGCCTTCAAGGCCGCCGACCTGCCCAGCCTCCTGACCGAGTGCACCGCCTACGACGAGGCGACCCGGCCGGCCTGGACCCATTCCTACGACGGCAAGGCGGTAATCGACAGCCTCGGCAACAAGGCGACGTTCACCTTCAACCAGGCCAAGCGGATCTACGGCGCCTTCATCGTCAGCACGTCCACCAAGGGCGGCTCTGGCGGCCGGCTGCTGTCGATCGCCCGCTTCGCCAGCCCGAAAGACATCGATGCCGGCGAGCCCTTCACCCTGGCCGCCGGCCTGACCCTGATCCCCACCAGCCTGTAAGGAGCCACCATGTCCCTCAAAATCAGCACCGGGCTGGCCAATGCCCTGCTTTCTTCCGGAAGCCTCAAGACTGCGCTGACCGGCCTGCACCTCTTCATCTACGCCGGTACCGAGCCGGCCAGCGCCGACGCCGCGCTGCCGGGCGATGCCGTGCTGCTCTGCGACATCAGCGGCAACGGTGATGGCTCCGGCCTGGCGTTCGCCGCCAATGCCGTGGGCGGCACCCTGGAGAAGGACGCGACCCAGGTCTGGCAGGGCACCGTGGCAGCAGCGGGCACGGCGACGTTCTGCCGCTTCGCCAAGCCGACCGACACGGGCGCCGCCAGCACCACCGACGTGCGCCTGCAGGGTGATGTGGGAGTCGCCGGCAAGTTCCTGAACCTGAACAGCGTGGCGCTGGCCAAGGATGCCATCCAGAAGGTCGAGTACGTGGCGCTGACCCAGCCGCTGCAGTAAGGAGCCGCCCATGGCGAACCGCTTGAAGAAGCTGGCCCAGGCTCAGTACACGCCGAGTTCGCCCTATCAGCCGGGCAGCCCGGCGTACTGCGTCACCACGGTCATCGGCTATCAGTCCACGTCGGGCCTGTCGGGATACGACGCGGGCCTGGTGGACGGGAACGGCGTGACTACGGGCTTCGGCAGTGTCAGCCCCGGCCAGGTACGCGATGCGCTCAGCGACCTGGCGAGCGGCGGCTTTGCCGGGGTGATGCTGAACACCGAGAGCGGCAACGACGAGCTGCTGCCGATCACCCGGCGCGTCTGCTACCCGGCGGTCGCGGCGATACCGGCCGAGCCGGCGAAGCTCACCTACACGGCCATCGACGGCTGGAACGGCGGCGCGCGCAGCATCAAGCCCCTGGTCGGCGACGGGGCCTTCACGTTCGAGGTGGGCCCGGCGGCGATCGGCGTCGTGGTCGGCCTGGTGGGCGCCGACGAGTCCACCTCGCCGGCCGAGCCGAGCCACGCCTTCTACGTCCACCAGGGCGTGGTCGCCGTCATGGAATCCGGGGTGGTGGTGGCCACCGCCCCGACCCCGCACAGTGCCGGCAAGCGTCTGGCTATCAGCCGTTCCCTCGGCCAAGTGACCTATCTCTACGATGGCTGGGCCTACACCAGCGCCGTTGTCTCCCAGGGCGCGCCGTACCTCGATGCGACCATCTACGCCTCGGGCGATTACGTCGATAACCCGCAGCTGGTCGCCGCCCTGGTGCAGAGCGGGGAAATCCGCGCCACCTTGCCGCCGCTGGTCGGCCTGCTGACCGATCGCGCGTCCTATGCCTTCGGCGGGGGCCGGCTGCCGCCGCTCGGCGGGCTGGCGTCGGGGATCGGCGGCGGGATAGGGCGGATCGAGGGGAGCCTGCCGGCGCTCGGCGGCCACGCGGCAGACCATGCCTACAGCGAAGTGCGGGGCACGTTGCCGGCGCTGGCGGGCGCCCTGAACGGCGGATTCCCACAGGTTTCCCGCGCTACCGTGGTCGGCATCCTGCCGCCCCTGTCGGGGCTGCTCCGCGGGCTGACGGGTTCGGTGGGGCGCATCGAGGCGGCGCTGCCGCCGCTGCAAGGCCTGGGCGCCGATCATGCCTACGCGGAGGCCCGCGGCACCCTGCCGGCGCTGACCGGCGCAGGGCTCACCTTCGCCCCCACCGACTACGGCAACGCGCGCGACAACTTCCTCGTGGTCGCCGACCTGTGGGTGGCCAGCCGCCGGCAGAGCGCCGTGCTGGCCGAGCAGCTGGGCCTGAGCAGCGGTTTCACCCTGGGCGTGGTGATCGACGGCGCCCTGTTCGAGGCGCTGGCGATCAGTAGCGAGGTCAGCGCCTACCGGGCGCTGTCGGCCGTGATCCAGTCCGGCCTGCTGCTGGGCGGGACGGCCGATGCCGGTACCGCCGCGTCCGTGCAGTACGCCGTCAACGTCCTGACCGGCGCCCTGACCACCTACAGCGGCTTCGACTTCGACGCCTTCGCGCTGGCCGACAACACGCTGTACGCCTGCCGGCCGAATGGCCTGTACCGCATGCGCCCGGGGGACGATGACGGCAGCCCGATCGCCGTGACCCTGGACTTCGGGGCGACCGACTACGGCGCCGTGCAGGCCAAGACGGTGCAGGAGGTTTTCCTGGGCCTGACCACCGATGGCGAGGTGATCGTCACGCTGCGCGCCGATGGTGTCGATCGCAGTTACCGGGCGGTGGCGCGCGGGCCAATGATGCGCGCCGCGCCGGCCCGGGGCGTCGCTGCCCGGCGCTGGAACCTTACCCTGGAAGTCACCGACGCCACCGAGTTCGAGCTGGACACCATTGAGCACATCGTCGCCGTGGCGGCGAGAAGGGGAATGCGGTAATGACGACGAGCAACTACAACGCCTCGACCGACTTTCTGCAGAAGCTGGCCAACTCGGCCATGCTGCAGGTCGACAACACCCGGTCGATGATCTGGAACCTGATCGAGCCGACCAACGACTTCGCCTACCTGCGCGAGCCGGATTTCACCTACTCGGTCAGCAAGCCAAGCCTCGGCACGCCGCCGAAGCTGTCGGATGTGCTGGACCTGGGCGATACCACCGATACGCGCCTGGAGAAGCTCAACGCCGATGCCGCGGCCTGGATGGACAAGTTCTTTCCCTCCATGGACAAGTGCCTGCGCGAGCTGCCCGAGGACTGGCTGTGCGGCGTGATTTCCGGCGTCAAGCCGTTCGGCCAGGATGCCACCGTGTTCGAGCTGGTCTGGCACCGGGCGCGCGATCGCGCCTATCGCACGATGGCCACCGAGCAGCGGCAGCTGGAGGCGGCCTTCACCGGCCGCGGCTTCACCCTGCCGCCGGGGGCCATGGTCGCGGCCCTGGGCGAGGCCGCCGGGCGGGCCGACACGGCCATTCTCGACGTGAACCGCGAGCAGGCGATCAAGGACGCCGAGATCAAGCTGGAGATCCTGAAATTCGCCGAACAGCAGGCCCTGACCTACAAGCTGGGCATCCTGCAGGCGCTGGCCGACTTCTACCGCCAGTGGATCGCCCTGCCGGATCAGGATCTGGAGCCGCGCCCGGCTCAAGGCGCAGGCCCTGTCGTCGCTGTATTCGGCGCTGTCCTCCTACTACAACGTCGAGGTGGCGTTCGAGGAGCTGGGGCTCAAGGCCAAGCAGGCGGACGTGCAGACGGATCTGGAGGTCGATCGCAACCGGATCACCAACCGCAAGAACAGCGATGCCTCGGGCAAGGCGGCGGCGCTGGCCAACGCCGCCCGCGCCTTCGGCGATGTCGCGTCCCAGGCGGCGGCCTCGGCCGGCACCCTCACCGCGGAAATCGAGAGCCTGTAGCGTGGCCAAGATCATCTACCGGCCGACCAGTGGCGCCGCGGCGAAGCTGCGCCAACAGGCCCGCCGGCTGGGCGAGAAGCTGGTGCGCCGGGGCGGC